TCCAAAAGACGAGTGCGGTGGAAGCCAGAGTCAATGCTGCAATACTCTTCAGCCGGGCGGCTAGCGTTCTCGGAGGCAACCATGTCACGCACGATTTGCATTGCGGCTTCCCAAGCCGGGGTACCGAAGGTTTCCTTGTTCACGTTCTTGCGGGCTTGTGCGAGGGTCATTTGCTTGCTCCGTTGTTGATATACGCAATATATGCGTAGTGAACGGGATACGCAAGTGTTTCGTAGTAACGAAATGTTACAAGGGCGGACTAGGTGCCCTACAGCCCTTTCAGGTTTCGCCTTGCCGCAGTTGAACTGTCCCGCGCTGTCGCTTGAGGATGAAGCCGAATCCATCACGGCTGAACTCGGCCAGATCAGTAATATGGGGTCGGAATGACAAAAGACGAATTTGCCCGCTACGCGCTCGATGGCGATCAGTGGACGCCGGCTACCATCGAGGCCGTACGCATGTTGCAACTCGGGATGATCCCGAATTGCGACCGCGAGACATTCGAGCGGGAAGTTATCAAGCCGGACGGCTTCATTCCTTTCAGGATGGCGGGTTGTCCCGCTTGGTCAACAGTTTGAGCAATAAAATATGGCCGGTCGCCCAAAAGGTTCACTCAACAAGGATAAACCATTCGCTGAAGCGCTCCGCATGGAATTAGCTGCGGCTGGCGAGGATCACAGGGCGCTCCGTGCAATTGCTCGCAATCTAATCGCGTTGGCGCAAGAGCCTGGCAAGGACGCATTGCCAGCAATCCAGCAGATTGCGGATCGGCTCGACGGCAAGCCTGCGCAAGAATCTACGGTGACCATTGACGATAAACGAGATGCCACGGATTGGACCAGAGACGAACTGGTCGCCTTCCTCCGTGACTCCGCAGCAGGTGGCGCGCGAGCTACTGAGGCGGAAGGACGCGGCGGAAAACCTGATCGCATTCACTGAATATACGTTCCCGCGCTACCGGACGGCTCGCCACCATCGGATCATTGCAGAGCAGCTAGAGCGGGTCTCGCGTGGCGAAGTTGACCGGCTGATGCTGTTGGTGCCGCCAAGGCATGGCAAATCGGAACTGGCTTCGATCAGGTTGCCTGCGTGGTTTCTGGGGCGTCAGCCGCACAAGCAATTTCTGTCGGTATCTGCAACGGAAGGGCTTGCGTCGGACTTTGGGCGTGCGGTCAGAAACACGATCAGCAGCCCGGAATATCGCGCGATATTTGACACGAGGCTATCCGAGGACAGCCAGGCCAAGGGCAAGTGGCACACGTCGGATGGTGGAATTTATTATGCGCTCGGCATTGGCGGTTCTGTCCTCGGTCGTGGTGGCGATTGCATCCTTATCGATGATCCCTACGCATCGATGCAGGATGCGCTATCGGAGCTAACGCGCAAGAACGTGTGGGACTGGTACACTGGCACGGCCTATAACCGCTTGATGCCGGGCGGGTCGATCGTCGTTATCAATCACCGCATGCACGAGGATGACCTTTGCGGGCGTTTGCTGGCCCAGCAAGCGGCTGGTGGCGACCGATGGGAGGTTGTGGAGCTTCCGGCGATTAACGAAGCGGGTGAGGCCCTGTGGCCCGATGCGTACCCGATCGAGGCGCTGGAGCGGATAAGGAAGAACTCACAGGCGCGGTTTTGGGCCGCGCTGTATCAGCAGCGTCCGGCCCCGGAAGAAGGTGATTACTTCAAATCTGACTGGCTGCGGCCTTACGAGAAGCCCCCGGCCCGCGAAACGCTGAGGGTTTACGGCGGTTCTGATTACGCCGTTACGGCGGACGGCGGCGACTACACGGTTCACGCTGTCGTTGGGATCGATCCTGAGAACCGGATGTACTTGCTGGACCTATGGCGGAAGCAAGCCGCGTCCGATGTTTGGGTTGAGGCGTTCTGCGATCTGGTTCTGAAATGGAAGCCGATAGGCTGGGCCGAGGAACAAGGACAGATCAAGTCTGGTGTTGGGCCGTTCCTTGAGAAGCGGCAGCGAGAGCGCCGCGCGTATTGCGTTCGAGAGCAATTCCCGACACGCGGAGACAAGGCCGTTAGAGCGCAATCCATTCGCGGCAGGATGGCGCTGGAAGGGATTTACGTGCCTATCGGGGCCGATTGGTACCCCGCTTTGAGAAGCGAACTGCTGAGCTTCCCTGCCGGCAAGCATGACGACCAGGTGGACGCCTTGGGCCTGGTAGGCCAACTCTTAGATCAAATGCAGGCTGGCATTAAGCCAAAGCCGACGCAGCCTGTGTTTCGCGACCGCTGGGACAGCGTTGAAAGCGGCGACGATAATTGGAAAGTGGTCTGATGCCTGACCCCGAGACCTCAAGCGCAACGGATGGTCTCCTTTCCGTAGGAGACCTGGTTCGCCTGTTCGAGGAAAGCGAGGACGCGACATATACCGCGCGCAAGGATTCGGAGCGCGACCGCGATTACGTCGATAACAAGCAATTGACCCATGAGGAGTTGGATACGCTGAAAAAGCGCGGCCAGCCTCCGGTTATCGACAACCGCATCAAGACCAAGATCGATTACCTCGTCGGGTTGGAAAAGCAGCAGGGCGTGATGCCAAAAGCGATGCCGCGCACGCCTGTCCATGAGAGCGACGCCGACGCTTGCACAGAGGCATTGCGGTATGTCGCTGAGGAGGAGGATTTCGCATCCAAGCGTTCTGGCGTGTGGCGCAACATGCTGGTCGAGGGGTCGGGCGGCCTCGCCGTTTCGGTTGAGCAGGCCACGGACTACACCGGCCGCCCCGGCCTTGTCGTCAAGTTGAAGAAGATCGCATGGGATCGGATGTTTGCCGACCCTCATTCGAGCGAACCGGATTATGAGGATGCCGGCTATAAGGGCCTCGTGACATGGATGGATTATGACGACGCTCTGGCGCTGTATCCTGAAGGGAAGGATGCTCTCGACGCGACGCTCGCCGGCTCGCCGTCCGACACTTACGACGATAAGCCGAAATATTCGCTTTGGGGCGACAAGAAGCGCAAGCGCGTTCGCATCTGCCAAATCTGGATCAAGCGCGACGGTCAGTGGTATTTCGCGGAATATACCAAAGGTGGCATTCTGAAGGCAGGCCCATCGCCGCATGTGACCGACAAGGGCGAGAGTGACGACGAACTGGTGTTCCAGTCCGCCTATGTGGATCGGGACAATAACCGTTATGGCCTCGTCCGTGAGATGATCACGCTACAGGACGAGATCAACAAGCGCCGGTCCAAATCGCTGCATCTGCTCAGCGTCAATCAGACGATCTATGAGGATGGCGCGGTTGATGACGTGAACGAGTTTCGCCGGCAGAAGGCCAAGGCTGACGGCTTGATGAAGGTCGCGCCGGGCACGTTGAAAGACAACAGGCTTCAGACCATCAGCGGCCTTGAATTGGCGGCGGCGCAAATGCAGCTGTTGCAGGAAGCCAAGAACGCGATCGATCTGAAGGGGCCGAACGCCACTGAGATGGGCGACAAGTCGCAAGGCTCCAATGCGGCGTCAGGCAAGGCGATCATTGCGAGCCAGCAAGGCGGCATGATCCAAATCGGGGATTTGCTGGCTGGCCTGCGTCATCTCGACAAGCGGGTGTTCCGCAAGATTTGGTATCGCATTCGCCAGTATTGGACGGCAGAGAAGTGGATTCGTGTCACTGACGATGAGGAGAATATCAAGTGGCTCGGGATCAATGTCGATCCTCAGCGGGTCCAGATGCTTGCGATGCAGAACCCGCAGGTCGCGCAGAAGATTGCGGGCGCGGTAGGAAATCTGGCTGAGCTTGACTGCGACATCATCATTGATGATGCGCCGGACAGCCTGACGCCGCAGCTTGAGCAATTCCAGGCGTTGGTGGAACTGAAGAAGTTCGATGCCGGGAACGAGATTCCGTTCCGGGCCGTTGTCGCTGCCATGCCGAACCTGAAGGACAAGCAGGCGTTCCTGAAAGCGATGGATCAGGCGCAGCAACAGCGCGGCCAGCAGCAACAGGTGACGAGCCAGTTGCAGTTGAAGGGCGCGATGGCGGAGGTGGACAAGACGCAATCGGAAACGATGCTGAACGTCGCCAAGGCGCAGGAGTTGGGCCAGCCTGATCCACAGCAGCCCGGAAAGTTCGAGCTTCCGCCCGAATTGCAGATTGCGAAGGCAGCGAGCGACATCGATGCGCAGCGAGCCACGACGGTGCACAAACAGACATTGACCGCGCTTGCGCCGATACAGGCAGCGCATGACATCAACATGGATCGGGCGAATTTCGTGCAGGGAGCGCGGGAAGCGCAGGCCAATCGCGAGCGGTCCGTTCGCGTTGCATAAGGAATCCGGGCCGCCGCCGGTTATCGGGCGTCTGAGACCATGCCTCATTCAACATGGGATGCCGCCGATCTAACGGGCGTATGTGACCTATCACAGAAACAGGACGACCAATGAATTCGCTGGGCAACATTCTGTCCGGGCAGGGCGATGCCGTGTCCGAGACAAACGATCAGGAGCAAGTAGCGCAGGAACCTCAGGCTGAAGGCGAAGGCCTGCGGCAGGAGCAGGAAGCGACGGAGCAGGAAGAGCAACAGCAGGCCCAAAAAATGGTCCCGCATGAAGCGCTTCATGCCGAGAAGCAGAAAACCAAGCGTTACACTGAGGAGGTTTCAAGTCTTCGGCAG